CCAATTCAACCTCAAATGGAGGTATCTTTTTCTTTACCATATTATATAACTTATATCTTTTATATAAATATAAGAAAAAAATAAAAACGTAATATTTTGGTAATATTATTTAATTTTTTTTACCACGTGCATTTCTGTCACCTTTGGTATCTGAAGAACTACCTCGATTCTTTGAGGTTTCTTTGAATACAATACCATTTTTGGTATGAGATGCATCTTTACCTGTTACGTTTTTACCACTAGCTTTAGCTTGTCTACGAGCTTTGTTGGCCTCTACTCGTTTCGTTACTTGTTCAGGTTTCGAATTAATCTTTTTGTCTGTTTTGGCTTTTACCTTACGGGCTTCGGGATTATTTTCATAATAACGAGCTGAATCTGATTTCTCGGTGATATCGAATATCTTATTATATATATCTATTAACTTCATTGTTCTTTTATAATTATAAATTCACATTTCAGTAAATCCGTTATTTCTTTTTGTCTACGTAAATCTCGTTCATTCTGTCTACTATGATGTTTTTCATAATATTCAATTACTATATTCTTTTCTTTACTATACCCATCTACCCAATATCCAAGTTCTTTGATATGATATTCACCACCGTTTTCTGCGTGTTGTAAATCTGTTATACCAAGTTCTTTTGCTCTTTGCTCAAGTATTAGTATTGAACTGATATTATAGCCTGGTATCACTTGGTTTCCATTAAATTTTTTACTATCTTCTAGTAAACAAAGAGGTGTTTCGTGACTTACTTTCATTTCTATAACTTTTTAATTTATACTTAATATACGAATAGGTCGGCAATAATCCAACCCCACTTAAAAGAAGAGTAAAAATATTTGGATGCCAATGCTCACCACAAAGACCTAATGCATGTTTTATTGCTTCTATCATAATTTAATTACTTAAAGGTGCTTTAATTGCTGTTGCTGAAGTGTAGTTTATTAATTCGTAGTCAAATTCTCCATTTAAAATATCTACATTTGATAGTTTAATAGTAGGTAAATCAAAACCATCTCTACTAACCTGTTCTTTTGCTTGTTCAATATGATTAGAGTATAAATGTACATCACCTAAATTACCAATCAATTCATCAGTTACCATATTCACTTCCTTAGCAATCATTTCAAGTAATAAACCATAAGAAGCAATGTTGAATGGTAAACCTAAGAATGTATCTACTGAACGTTGATTCCACATTAGAGAAATTGCTCTGGTTGGGACATTAACTTCACTAAATACTTTTTCATTTTCTTCTTTTGTATGCGTTTTAAACATTGTAATATCTTCTGTAGTGTGTTGACTCATAGGCATATAGGTACTGTTCCATAATCTAAATCTTTCTTCAAAACTCAACTCTCTTGTATAAACTTGAAATCCATAATGGCATGGTGGAAGTACCATTTGGTCTATCTCACCAACGTTCCATGCTGAAACCATTAATCGTCTTGAATCTGGATTTGTTTTAAGTTCGTTGATTAGGTTTTCGATTTGGTCTATACCATCAATTATAACTTTAATCTCACGAGTCATACCCCCATGTTTTGATTGCGAACCATTGATTACAGGAGCCCCATTTTCATCTAAATATGCACTGGGTATCCATGGCCTTGAGTTCCAACTTCTCCACTGCGAACCATATCCAGGACCTAAATCACCCCACTTCTTAGCAAACTCATCATCATGTTGAATCATTGCAATAAACTTCTCCATTGAGAATTTTCTTTTAGTAGATTTACCTTCTACTCTCTGAACTAGCAAAGTTTCACCGGGGGCATTACCTTTTTCAAATTCCATTTCATATCTCTTATAAGCATCACCATTCCAAATGTTACATCCATTATTGACAAGATATTTAATGTTCGTATCACCTTTAAGAAACCATAACAGTTCTGTAGTGATTGTTTTAAATGGCATTTTCTTAGTTGTTAGTAATGGAAAGCCTTCAGACATTGAGTGTCTAATTTGCATTCCAAATTTAGATAAGGTTCCGGTTCCGGTTCTATCTCCTTTTTCCCTTCCATTATACAGGAGTTCAGCTAAAATACCTCTGTATTGTTCGTCTAATTTATTCATATTTTTCTTGGTCTTCCTCTTTTAGATTGAATTCTTAATTTTTTACCATATTTTATCTCACAGTGACGATACAATTGTAATAATGTTCCTCTAAATTTAAGGATTTCATCATCGTAATCTTCTTTAGTCATTCTAAATTCCTTGGACAATTTTTCTTCCATTTCGTTGATTCTTTTTTCATAATACTCCTTCATACGATGGTCGTTATGTTCATCTTTATTCTTGTCATACCAACGCTTCCACCGTTCACGTTTTGCGTGTACACGTTCTTCATCAGTATGATATTTCTTCCTTCGTCCCATCTATATATAAATATAAAAGTTTTACAAAAATCGTTTGGTATTTAGTAGTTTGTATTTAATCTAAATTACATTATTTTGCAGGTGCCACTCGCAGATATCTCTCGTATAATAGTATCTATTATATTTTTTAGCTTTATACTCATACGTATAAATATACCTCAACTAAAATTGTGAGCCACTAGTTTCCAAATTGGCATAACTATTTATCTCACCTCTAAATGTTGAATCCTCAACATATTTGGTAAGAGACCTATTTACTAATTTTTGTAGTGTTATATCGCTATCGAATGATGCCTGTTTGAATCGAGAATAAATATTCTTGATAATCTTCACCGTAGTTAATTTGGTAGGCGTGTCTTTTGTCATCTCTTTATGTATTTATTTATATATAAATATAAAAAAACAAAAGAAATGAAAATACTAGGTAAAATGTAGTTTCTCTACTACTCTGGTTAGTTTTATCTTATCGGTTACAAGTACGTTTGATGTACTATGTGCTTTATCTCGGATACCAGTCACCTCACATTCAACTAATACGAGGTCACGTTCTCTTCTGAATTTCTTTACGAACTTTCTACAATCATCTATATCTCTTAGTACGTGAAATCCCGATGTATACATCTTTGATGTCTTTCTACTACCATCACATACCTCTTTGATATCAGCAGTTAACCACTCATTCATTGGTAATTCTCGTGTACCATTTAAGGCATGAAATAACGTATGTAATTTACCGTTTTTTCGTTCACAAATTCTATATGCTATCATATTTCTACTTAAAATCTTTACAAATTTTACGTTCGGAAAACTCACACCAGTCACAAAGTCTGGTAACATTGGTTCGGTAATCTATGTTAGTACGTCTATTTCCATCCTCATCAAATACGGTATCTACAAATTCCATGAATCCTTTCCATGCCATGTTTATTGACGGTTTACCATTTGCAGGTACGAACTTACTTATTCTCGGTATTGGGTATTGTGCATTTTCATCTATCTTTCGTTTGAAAATGTGATACTCCACCCTTATTCTATCCATTGAAACATTATATTTTTCTGAATAAAACTTTTTGTACAATAATAACTGTGATGTTTTTGTCTTATCATTCTTTTGCCATTTGCTCCAACCTTTCGTTGAGGTTTTGATATCAATTATGATAATTTCATCTGATGATATATCTTGTAATATCACATCTATAAAACCGATAAAATGTACATTATCTCGTATCTTGGCATTAAGTGGTAATTCTATACCTAATAACTTAAATCCTGATTTAGAGTAGTATTTGGTTAACTTACTAGTAAATTGTTTCAATGCTAATCTACCATCACCGAACGCCTCTTCAAGTTCTTCTTGTGTACACGGATCAACACCTTTTTGTTTCTTTCTGGTATCCGTAAATTCCTTTATCAGATTCTTTTGCAACAACAAGGTCATATCTATTTCCAATGCTTGTTTCTTAGATACACCGTACATTACGGACAAAAAGTGTTGAACTGTTTCGTGAAGTGCAGTTCCGAAAATGAAGTGAATGTTACTACCTGTTTCACCCAATTTATCTATATATTGTAACTTATATTTTTGTGGACAACCATGCCACGTAGAATATTGGCTGTAGCTTACACGTGCCATTTATATTAGTTTTTTCGTTATCTTTAATATAACTTCTTCTTCCTCTGATGTTAATAAATGAGTTGCATCGTATAATTTTCGTATCTCATCGTTCCATATCGTATCATTTGCGTTACGAAGTACCGTTCCTTTTTCTAAATGTCCCTCATCTGTTAACCATTCTATTATGTCTGTGATATCATAATCACTACAATTATCCAAAAATTCGTCAACATCAACATCGACATCTACATATGTACTATAATTCATTTTCTTTATTTTTTATTTATATTACTAATATACAACATTTTTTTGGATTATCCTAATTTTTTATAAAAGGATTGTAACTCTCGTAATAATTTAATTATCTTACTATCAGCTTTATAATATTCAGATAAATATCCAAACGATTTATCCTCATATGGAATTTCACTCGAATATTCAAGGTGAATCACACGACCTGTACCGTTACACCGTTTACATTTTTCAATAACGTATTCACTATTATGAGTGCCAACGTCATGACTGGTTTCACCAGTTCCGTTACATGTTTTACAAATTTTTATATCCATTATTCTAGTTCTAATTGATTTTCATTGAAAATATGAAGTAATCCATACCCAACCATTTCACCAACTACTCTAACATCACCTTTTGATGTTACGAATACCGAAACTATTGTACATGGAAATTCATAACCTTTTGGTTTGTAGGCTTTTTCACCTATTTCAAATTTGTGTATCATTTCTTTGGTAATTTAAGTTTCAATTTCGTTATCTGTTTAGGATCAATTCCATATTTCTCACATACATATTTTATGTGTTCTCGTCCTTCAAGTGTGGCATATAGTATTTCTACGTAATCGGTTGCTTCTCTGATTGAACATTGATAATCTACTTTAATCAAGTCTATTAACCACGATTCAAATTTTGAATCACCTTTACCCTTTACATATTTCAAGTAATACCTACCTTTTGGTATCAATCCAATGTATACCTTATATAATACCTCTGGATCTAATGCTTGTGTGTATGGTTGTAACTCTGATATTAGGTCTATCCACTCGTGACGCATTGATAAAAATCTATGTATCATGTAATTGCTCCATGTTTTTTTCGATGCCTCAGTCAACGTATCCCAATAATTTGGGTCTTGTGTACTCGTTATCATTTTTATATGATCGAAGAGTGTTTTTGGTTTTACTACTTGTTCTTCGGATTGTTTCTTTTTAGCCATTATTATTTTTTTTTCTTGCTTCTCTCATTTTTGCTTTGGTTTCTTCTGAATGTTTCTTACCATAAAAAGAATTAGATTTTCCTTGTTGATTGTTACTCATTTTTGCTTTGGTTTCTTCTGAATGAGTTTTGTCTTTCCAATAATGTACATTATTAGTTAACCATTGTTTTATCGAATTTGATATTTGTAATTTTGTTTCCTCTGTATGATGTTTGTTATACATAGGATTCAATACACCGCTAAAATCTGGATGATTTTCTTTTAATTTACGTTTAACTTCAGCTGAAAATTTTCTATTTCTTGCTCCCTCACCTCCATCTGTCATATTTACAAGATTTCCTTCACCTAAATCTTTTCTACCATATACCGATATAAGTTCAATTTCTCTTAATTTAGCTAATTCATAATCATCAAATTCATCATAAATTTCTACACTATACCCACACTTGCTTACAACATTGTACCAATGTTTATTTCTATTGTGAGTTGAATATGCTCTCTTTTTAGTTTTGCCAATTCCAACATAAAAAATCTCATTAGTATCATTTCGCTTGTGAATGTAAACTATTGCCTTTTTTCTCATAATATTTCTCCATACGATGGGCGTTTATTTTCTCTTTATTCTTTTCATAATAAAGTCGATTCCACTCTCGTTGAGCCACTTTTAACTCTTCCTCAGAATATTTCTTCTTTCTTCCCATCTATATATATAAGTATAACACTATGATAAAAACACTATGATAATTGGTAATTTATATTGATTCCATTTATCTTAACGATTTAAGTTGTTCTTGATAAATTTCTTCGAATTCATCCTCTACATCATATATTGATTCCCATGACTCACCACATAGTTGTTCCCAACCCTCACCAATCTCATGAACCTCATCAGTATCACGGCGATAGAACGTTGTTACCCCATGTTCTTCTATTTCAAAAAGAATATATTCACATTTCCAAGCGTTATAACATTTCATATTATTTCTCCTTTACACCTATACTTTTTAACACCTCTATATACAATTCACTATTAATCTCACCACAGTTACCACACAAATATACTTCAAGTGGTATTACTGTATCTGCTGGTTGACCTGTTAGTAATTTGGATATCTTTCTAAATTTTATACCAGAAACAAATACAGTGCCCCCACATTCAGCACATTTCATTTCTACTGAATCTGTTATGTTAAATTTCGGTTGCTGTGGTTGTTGTTCTTTGAGTGGATTACCACCCATATCTACTGTTTTTCCCATTGTTTTGTTTTTTATTTAATTACACCGAGTATTTGGATAATCGACGCCATAAACGGTATCTCTTTATCTATACTCAATGCATCTTTATGTTGTGATTCTGCTAATATTAATATTACCGCCGATGTGTTACCACCTGCATACGTATCCACTTTCTCATACAAAAATGTATATAATTCCGAGAAATCTTGAATCCGAGAATCCGCAATCAATTGTCGTGAATTCACATACGCATTTCGTGAATCTATATCTGATGATAAAATCTGTACAAGTTTTGCCTTTGTATCTGAATCTATGATATTAGCCACATCTACCTTTAATTTACCTTTTGATGAATTAAGTTGACAGGTATTGATAATCTTACGTATATCTGGATACATTGAATCAATAATCGGTACTATATCTGGTAACTCATACGTTACATTTTCAGCTGTTAATATCTCACTCACCTTTATTGCAACATCTTTTTTTGTTGGTGGTATCACTTGGAATGATTGACACCTACTCTGTATTGCTGGTATGATACGTTCCACGTAATTACACGTAAGAATAAACCTACAATGTCTTGAAAATGTTTCCATTAAATTACGTAATATTGCTTGAGTTGCGGGTGTTAAATAATCAGCCTCATCAAGTATGATCACTTTCAAATCTTTGAATCCCACCGTTGATGCAAATCCCTTTACTTTATTACGTACCATATCCACGTTGTTCTCGTCCGATGCATTGATTGTAATACTATCACATTCAATTGTGTTAACTAGTAATTTAGCCAATGTGGTTTTACCCGTGCCTGGTTTACCATAAAATAACAAATGTGGTATATCACTATTTGTTAAGTAATCTGCAACCTTTTCCTTTAGATGATCGTTACCGATATATTCATCTAATGTGCGTGGTCTGTATCGTTCACACCAAAGCGTGTTTGCTTCTTGGTTATCTACTTTTTGTTCTTCGAAAAATCCCATATTCTTAATATAATTTACCTAATCCTTCGTTTATAATTTGTTCATTGATACTCACCGTTTCACCAGCTAAAAAGATAGTTCCAATGTATCTACCATATTTACCCTTTTTATCTTTATTGGTGTGTAATAACACATCTTTATCCAAAATCTTTTCACGTAACCAATCACGACTGATAAGTCCACTTTCACGTTCTTCACCGCGTAATTCTGGTGTATCTACATCTGCCAATCTAATCTTTTCTGTTATCTTCACATTACACCCAAGATCAATAAGTGCAGTTACGGTATCTCCATCATATACTTTTATGATATGTGCTTTGTAGTTATATAATTCCATAACTTATATTCCTACCATTAATAAATCTGAATCTCTGAATAGTATGTATTCAATGTCATCCAATGTAAGTTTGTCGCCTACCATATCCTGTCGGTACATCACCGTATCACCCTCTTTTACCGATATTGGTATCTTTGTACCACTTTGGGTATATATACCCTTTCCTGTTGATATAACAGTACCATATACGAACTCACCACGTTCGATTGAATCAGTTATGATTATACCACTTTTGTTTTTTTCCTCTACTGTAAGAGGTTGTACCAATATTCGATCACCTAATGGTCTATACTTCATTTTTTTCATATTTTTTGTTTATTATATTAAGCCATGTGGTTTCGCTTCCACGATTCCTGCGTTTGTTATTTGTACATATTCGGGATTGAATTCGGCTAGATTTCGTGCACCACCATATGATAATGCTGAACGTATTCCATCTACCAATCCATTGATAATAAATTTAACTCCACCTTTATATGGTATCATTGCTGACTCACCCTCTACATTACTAACAATTCCACCATTATCTTGTTTTGCTTCAAGTGATGCTGAACCTCTGTATCGTTTGTATAACCCTTGTTTAGTTTCTATAACCAAGCCTGGTGATTCATCAGTACCAGCTAATAGTGAACCCACCATTACACAATCCGCTCCTAAAGCTAATGCCTTTGATATGTCACCACTATTACGTATACCACCATCAGCTATTATCGGTACAGTTGCAACTTGGCTAATATTTATTAAACTCGTTACACTTGGTACACCAAATCCAGTCTGAATCCGTGTGTTACATAGTGCTCCATTTCCTACATTTATACGTAAACCATCCACACCCGCTTGTTCCAATTCTTCTGCCGCGTCGGCGGTAGCAATATTACCTGCTATAATATCAACCGTATCTTTTAAATTCAATTTACACCACCTAACCATGTCAATGACTTTTTGGTGGTGACCATGTGCCACATCAATTACAAGAATGTTTGCACCAGCTTCAACTAAATGTTGTGCTCGTTTTCTATCACTTGTTCGAACACCAATAGCGGCCATTATAGGTGGTTGTTTAATTTCTGAATGCCAGTCATCATACATAAAACCCCAATCTTCTAATTCTCGTTCACCATCTTTGGTTTTGTATATCCTAGTGTATAGTTCACGTACCATTGTAATTTGATCTGATATGGTCATGAATCTATGTATAACACCCACCCCGCCTAGTTTATATAACTTCCAAGCCATTTCTAAATCACATATAGTATCCATTGGTGAAGCAACTATCGGTATTATAATACCATATCTTCTACTTACCAATGTTCGTAATGAAACGTCTCTCCTACTTTTGATATTTGAAAATTCAGGTACTAACTGAATATCATCATATGCTAATGTTATTTCGTTTCTCATTCTTCTATTATTATAAATTTACATTTCAGTAAATTCGTTATTTCCTGTTGTCTATTCATATCCTTTTTTATATTACTGGTATGGAACTTCTCATAATATTCGATTACTATATTCTTTTCTTTACTATACCCATCTACGAAATAACCAAGTTCCTTAATATGATACTCACCGCCGTTTTCTGCGTGTTGTAAATCTGTTATACCAAGTTCTTTTGCTTTTGCTTCTATAATTGGTATTGATGATTTATTATAATTCGGGTAAACTTCAAATTTAGTTTTCCAATACTTAATACTCGTTAATCGTCTGTTCTTGCAATATTTAACATATTCATCATCATTCATATTCTCAAAATATGACTTCCTAGATTCACTCATATTCTTACGAGTTTTATCACTATACACTCTACCGGTGAAAGACTCACTCATTCGTTTACGAGTTTCATCACTTACTATTTTCCCGGTTGCAGTCTCACTCATTTTTTTACGAGTTTCATCGGAACATCCTTGTAATTTACGTTTTGCCTTTATCTTCTCAATTGTTTCAGGTTTGTGTTTTTTATTATACATTGGATTATTCATACCAATACGTGCACATCTTCTACATTTACTACCAGTCTTAGTGGCACCCATCAAATTTTTCTTACTACTATATGATACACCACACCCACATTCAGGACATTTTCTAGTCCATTTCTTTTTTTCGTTTTTGATCATAGTATCTCTCCATACGATGGGTATTTAACTTTTCTTTGTTCTTTTCATACCAACGTTTCCAAGTAGCATTATTTGCTGCTTTCTTTTCTTCTATTGTTTGATATTTCTTCTTTCGTCCCATCTATATATAAGTATAACTATTTGATAAAAAGTATTTGATAATTAGTAATTTATAACGATTCTAATTAAGGTTTCCGGAAAATAAATATCGGTTCGTACTTGCTCCAAGATCCATCATGGAATACTTTGTTTTTTACTCCTTCGGAGGCTGAATCTAATCCAACCATACGTGTCATTTTCATTTTTAATTTTCCTTTATATTTACACCCAAGTTCAGTTAATATATCAATTGAATCTTGTTCCAACGGATAATACAAATCTGTTCCTATTTTGATGTCTGCTATGTTCCAAAGTATATACCTATCATGTTTCAAGTATTCGAATATAGTAACCAATGTTGGTTTTAAGAAATTATCTCTCCAATTATCGTAATCTGAATATTCATCCCATGATTGACCTGTTCCTTTATCACCGTACCGTTCCCTATTAAAATAAGGTGGGCTTGTGAATGCTATATCCAATGTTCCTTTGTATTTTTGAAACTCTGGATTGTGTTGTATTAACTCTGAACCATTATGAAATAATTCAAATGTATTTGAAGTTTTAGTAATTTCAAAGAATTTACCAAATGTATCTGGAAAATCATCTACACAATTATCATTGTAGAAATTAGCCATGTACTCATATCTTGATATACCAATACTTGGTATAAAGTTATCAGGGTTTGGATCAGTACCAATGTAATGAAATTTCTTACGTGAACTCATTGCACCGAGTATTCTACCACCCCAACCACTTGATGAATCATATATGTTTAATGGTTCACTTTGTTTAATATGTGATGTATATGTTTCATATAGATACTTTGCAGTTAATGCTGGGAAATTCACAGCAGGTTGTCCACAACTTAATCTAAACACACTAAATATCTTCGGAAAAATCTGTGTTGATTTATCATACCAACGAATCTGATATGAGTATTTCGTAACATTACCCGATTGTGATTCCGATTCCGATTCTAATTTATCAATATTAGATACTTGGTGTGATTTTAACCACCCATTTTCTAAACATTGTTTTATTTCTTCATATGTACAATATAGATTATTAAATTCCAAAAACTGGTCATTAACTGTTCCATAATTTTCTAAGGTTGATTCCTTTACTTTAGATATTGATATATCATAGTTAGAATATTCACCTCTAAATACATTTCCATTGTGGATATCTTTAATCAACTCAAATCCAGTCTGTCCATTCCAAAATGGGTTTTCATCTGGTTTCGTAACAACCGAACGCGACCATGAATACATAGAATCTCGTTTAACTGCCCGTTTCATTATCCTAATGAACTTATCTTCCATATCAGGATCACCAAAATGGTCATATATTGAAATTCCATTATCAGTTGTTTTTCCACTTGATATTTTAGTTTTCAACATAGTAGGAAAAAACTGATTTACAACCGATGCATCTTTATTGAAATTCTGTATAATTCCCAACGAGTCGGTATCATCTGATAAATCTGTCTTTAAGAAATCACAACTGTTACCCTTTAGTTTTTTCAAAGAGGTTATAATATCATTTCGATCTCTACCAATAACGGGTGGTGTGGAATTAACATCCCATTGGTGAGTGATTTCCTTTCGTAGTAATCGTGCCCAATTCGTAAACTCGTCATCAGACATCTTTAATAATTGATAATATTCAATATTAGATTCTAATTCTTCAAATTTAGATCTCTCGTGGAAATAATTCATTATCGTCCTACCTCTTTTAAATACCGTTTTTTCATTTCTTCCCAACTGATACCAATTGCATCAATATAATACAAATCCTCTGGTTTCAGTCTATTTTCATCATATAGTTTTTCGTATCGCCTGATAGCCTTAGGTTTCCACCACCTATTAATATAATCAACACCCTCAGCAAACTTTTTCTTCATTACCAAATCTGATTCTTCAATCTCTGAACGTAGGAATTCATTACCATTATCATACATTTGAGCCAAATAAACACCACGTTTGAATCCATGATGATATGTTTTTGCGCTCACACCAATATGTTTAAAAATACAATTTATAACATTCTGTTTGGGGCCCGTTCTACTAATGGCATCCTCAAATTGTTCAGGGTGATTTGTTTTCAACCAATGAGACCACGGGATATACACATCATCATCTGGTTTTGTTGCCGTTTGGCCTGTTGATTCACCAAGTGTTTTGAAATGTGGTAACCCATTATATTGAGAATGAACACCATATAATGATGTAGTTGTAACACCTATCAGAACATTATCATACTTTTGTTTCCAATAATTTCTGATTACGGGTGTTGTTGTCATTGCTGCTATTAACTTTCCACCGAGAAAATTAAATCCCAATGGTTGTGTACATACAATGGTCGAGGCAATTGTGGTATTATTCAGTTTACCCTTTTCAAATTTATCTTCCTTTTTCCAACCGATATAATTATCACGTACCTTTATACTCGTTACATCAGATGCTAATGATATTTGGCCTAGTAACTTTCCACTAGTTCTATCAATAACATACACTTTTACGTTTCTACCTGGATTAGCTGACCAACTCATGGTGTGAATCATTTTTCGAATATGAGTCCATTTCATCATTTCGTCTGAATTCTCTACGATTCTCACATATGGGTCTAACTCATTTATCTCACTAATGGTAAGTTCTTTGTTAGTTATATCGGTGGGTTTCCATTGCCAATCATAAAACCCAGCTATTGTAGATTTACGGCGTATCATACTAGGTTCTTGTAATTCAACCCATTTTTTGTATAATGTCTGTTCTTCTACCGACATGGAACTTAAATAGTCCATGTTCTCCAGCAATAGTTTTTTCTCTAATTCGAAATCGAATTTGCTTCTATCTATACCGATATCCCAAAACTTCATATTATAGTACTTTCCAATTTTTTAATGAATTCTTCCAATATAATCTCTCAGTAATCTTTTTTGTATTTGGTCGTTCTATTTTCCCATCTAAATAATCTACTAGAATTTTAACAAATTCCTTTTTAGTATCATAAAATAGTGGATAATCATCCCCAACCATTTCTTCATAACATAATCCACGTGGTAAAATGTACGGTACACCTACACTCAATCCATCAGTTGCACTCATACTCCAAGCTGAATATGTTCGGAAACAACCCACACCAATATCAGCAGATGCAACATTTTTTAAGTATTGATTCCTATCAATGGCTCGTATTGATTGAACATACGGTCTATCCACGTCTGAAATTGAGGTTAAGACTTTGAAATCTTGTCGTATTTTCCACAACTTATCAATTTCCTTAAAGAACCATTCAGCTCCTGTGTATGGATTTGCACGGTGATTAAATAGAATTGTTTTAGGTTCAACCGTTCCAGTCGTAAATGATTCCGTTCCCAGATACCACGGCTGTATGATTTTATCTAACTTATCCAATACGTTCTGATTGAAATAATCACCAGCTCTTTTAATAACCATACGTTTTACCCAATCCGAGTTAACCCCACACTCTTCCATTTGTAACATTCCTGTTACATTGGCTGTAAAACTGTTATATTGGTATCCACCGTTTTCGGGGATTTCCCACCAATGACAATATCCAATGATACGTTGTCCCATTTTACTATAACGTCTTAGTATCAATGCCTGATTTGTCCACTCTGGTAAATGTGACCAAACAATATCGGTACTATCCCAATCTACTTTAGATTTAAAGAAATTCGAAGGAAATTGGGTTCGCATTACGGGTGGAAATGTACTGATTTTACCCATGTTTACCAAAGTAACGTTTGGGTATTTTATAAAATCAGCAGGTATATAACCATCAGGATACGGTATCGTGAAATGGTAATGTTCATTTTCTGTATTATTCAGAAATGATTTCATTACCAAAACAAACGAATCCGAATTGATGTCTTTATTTTTACCAAAATACGTATAGTTTGGTATTATCAATACACGTTTATCGTATTTTGAATCACTACCTTTCCAGAATTCCATAACTACGTTATTTTTAGTTACTTATCTGTACCAAGTAATAATCTGATGTGTAATTATCAATATCAAAGTGAATAGCCGCTAATCCCTGTGTTGAAATATCCAACACCGCATTTGTGGCATCTTTGTTAGCAACAAGAATCTCTTTCAAGTATGTAGCTGAAAATGAAATTGGATCAACATCCTCTGTTACAGATGCATCAACCTCAATTGAAATACGGTTACTGTTAATCGAAGCGTATCCTAAGATAATCTTAGCAACACCATCTTTAACCATAAAGGTAAAGTTATCTTCCTCAGATAAAGCCGATTTTGCACGAATGAATTTGTTAATAAACTTGTCATCTAATTTAATTTGTACATTAAATTCAGGTAACTTTTTCAAATCCGGTACAGTTGGTATTACTGATAGGTCGGATAACATATAATTGATTGTTGATGATTTATCATTGAATTTAAGTGATACTAATTTACCATCTATCGTATTCAAGTTTAATGTAACATCTTCACCAAGTACCGATAGCATTTTTACCAATTTACTTGTATCATATATACCATACGTCGTGGTATCATCCCCAAAATCTTTCATCATAACTGTACCTAGTACAGATTTATCATCTGATATAAATGATGTCTTTAACGTTGAAGATTCAGATTCCCATTTTACGCTTTCAATTAAGCCAGCCAAATGATATTTGCTGACAAACTTTAACAATTTTGTTTTTTCCATGTTTGTTTTAATTATAGTTTTATTTGTTATACAAAGATACGAAATTTATTTCACATATCCTAATTTTATTTATTTATTTTAACCGAAACTGAAGAATTGTTCGGCTGCTTTTTGCTCGTTTACCACCTGTCCCCAGCCGAGAACGTTGTAAAAATCTTGTAATTTTTTGAGTAATTCACGTTCAAATATCTTATCGTAATCAATATACGTTTTGATAAATTCAGTTATTTCATCAGGATCGTTGTATCCTGTAAACCCAACTGCGGCAACACCAAATGGATTGTTTTTCATATATGCCCATTTAATCTTATCAGTATCCTTAACAGGTGCATATTTATATGGTGTCTTAAAATGTTTCAACATATCATTATATGTTATAGCGGCTTTAACGTGAGCAGGTGTTCCCTTTTTATATCTAAATAACGAACCATCACCAACCATATATTTTTTTAATCCTTTAATGGCTGAGTTTTTTGCTATCTCAGCTATATTAAGTTGATTCATGTTATGCTTGAAATCCATTATCAAATCACGTAACTCATTTTGTGTTTTACCACGTAATATATCAATGAGTACCGTTTTCATTAAGTTAGCAAATGAGGCTGGAAATGATGATCTAACCACATCTAAACCTTTTACATCTAGTTTATCAACTGGTACACCTTTGTCTAAAATAATCCATTGAGCGTATCGTTTTTTAGCAATCCAAATTCCTGCCTTAGCAATATATTCCTTTTTAATCTCTAATCGGTGTTTATCCTTTGAAACATTAAACACACTCGGTGCCAACATATCATAGAAATCATTTAGATAATCTTGCATTTCACCTGCAATGTCATCCACGAACTTAGCTATTGTTTCTTGGTCATTATTTTCCCAACCCGGTCTTCTATAACTTAACAATGGAACTGCACTAAAAAATACTGAATCCATTTACGTGTCGATGTAGATATTGTGATCACTCGGGCCACTTGTATCTACATCGACTTCTATTTTTTGTATGTTTTTAATCTTCATTATGTTTCTTTATTGTACTTATATGTTTAATTACATCACGAGCCATTTCCATGTGTTCATCGTATTCATCACAATCTTTGAAATTATCTCTGTTTGTAACTCTATCGGATACCCATTTTGATTTCATACCGTTGATGTAAATATCCCACGCCACGTCTTCTATCTTAGTAGTTTTCATATTTATGATTTTAATTCATCTAATTGTAATTCAAGATTTATTCGTTTCTTTTCTTCATTGAAGAACGGACATTTATCAGAACGTTTACACATAACACACCAATTACCAATTCCCCACTTTGTACCCTCTTCACAAGCGTAACTAAGGTGTTCATCTATATAAGCATCCATTAACTCTAATACCGCCTCTCGTGGAAGATAATCGTATCCTTGCCATTTGAATAATCGGTATTTGTCATCGTACATATTTTCTTTTGATTTCATATCAATCTATTATTTCAAAGAATCCTGTTGCCTTGGTGTTGATTTCGTTAGCTGTAATCTCTCGTGATCGGTATTCGGTTACGCCTTTATCAAGTCTACCATATACATCACCATATTGTATCCAAACCCAACGATACCAAACCCAACAAAATTTCATTATTCGGTATGTTTCGTTTTCTTGTTTTTCTATCTTAAATGTTTTCATGTTTAACTTAATTCGTCTGTCATTACTAAATCTTTTGCCATTATTTCGGCTAATTCACCATTTCGTACTACCTTTATGTATTCAGTTAAATTGTATTGTTTTGTTGTTCCATCCTCTAACTGAACTTGGATTCGTTCTGGTGAACTCAATTCGTTATTATACTTGGTATTACCCATATCTGCGGTTGATTTGATAATCAACTGACCCGATGAGGTTGTTGCACCTGCATTATCCACATCATAAAATCTCCAACCATACAACCCAAGTACACCATATAAACTATTTAATAGTATCTTTTGTACATGTTGACGTTTATTGTAATAATTATATTTTTCGGTATCATTTGCTATACCGTATTTTTTCATTAAACCTTTATATTCAACTCGTTTATCAAACCAAATGTTCAATATACCTGGAATACAACCTACAATATCAGTACGATATACTACACCATTTGCTGAAATGGTCATTTCATTATCTGTAATGTATTTCTTGAAATCCGATTTTGGAATAACATGGTCACCAACATGGATTTTGTAATCATCATCACTCAGATATTTCGTATAATCCCAATTATCAATTTTCAACACTTTGGTTTCAGGACTGATATTTAATGTGATAATTATCATTGGATACAATGAAGTTAAATCCAAGTCATATATCCATTCATATCTACCTGTAATTGGGTCTTTTACATATGCACCCATTAAATCAATAACAACACCCCACTCTTTATCCAATGTTTCTGGAAGTGGTTTTGCCGTTTCAAAATATCCCTGTTCACGGTTAATACCTATATATGGTATTAGTATTTTACTTGATTTTGATTTATTTATCTTTAGTGTACCAGTATTTGGTATTTCAGCCAATGAACCCCTTACGTATATACGTGTTTCACCCGATATACCCTTTTTGATTATTAACTTAGTTTTTGGTTTTTTATTCGGAGCTACTATACCACGTTGTTTTAGATACGTTAATAATGCACCCTCTAAATATTTAGATGAATATACTATATCCTCATATGGTACGTGGCCTGCGTGACAAATACCACGTGCTAATTCAATGAACTGTAATTTCTTCTCAAACTTAACAATTAATTTGGTATCTACTAAACTATATTCGATAAACTTATCAAGATTAGTTCTAAATAATTCATCCAAGTTACCTTGATATTCAATTTTACCCTCACCAAGTTCTAATCTAGCAACTGTATCTAATCTATAATTCGGTAATTCACCAAAAGTAAATTTCTTGTACATTACCATGTAGTCTAAACAACTTACACCAGCAATGAACCACCTATCTCGGTAATCTGAATAAAACATCTTACCAATTGGTGATAATCTATTAGCATAGGTGTCACCAAGTACACGTTTTAACCGATTATATATGTATGGTATATCAAAGTAATCAATATTCCAACCTGTGATTATATCTGGGTGTATCTCCTCATAAATTTCTAAGAATTTCATGAGTAATTCATGTTCGGTTTGAAATGGTAATACAATGGCTTCCGATGTTGTTCGTTCTTGCATTGTACCATCCTTATTGAGTACCAATACCCAATATTGATCAGTTGCACTGTCATGTAAACTTATAGCAGTAATTTCGTTTTCAGCTGTTTTAATATTAGGTGCACCGGTTTCGGTTTCAACCTCAATATCAAATGGCATTACTACAATACCCGTAGATACCTCATCACTATCGGTATACATATCTACCAATACACGAGTCGTTTCAGGTACATCAGATTCAAATAAACCTTCTTGTCCTTTTTTGAATTTATATATCTTACTTAATTTATCACCATATAAGGATGTGTATTGACCGTTTTCAGCAGGTTCATACGCATACTTAGTGTATGGCGTTGTCAAATAACCCCGTTCGTCATCCCAGATGTGAACACGGTTACGTTCTCTTTGATAATAGATGTTTTTATAAATAGCAGTAGTTTTTAAGTAGTTATCAATGTTACCTCATCTTCGGATACAAATTCTCTCCAATCGTTACCAAAGAATGCTAACCATTCTTTTTCATCCACGCGTAATACTAGTGGAAGACCAATATCATCCTCAAGAATATCATCAATTACATATATAGCATCGGGTGGTAATCCTAATTTATCTGATGCCTTTTCTGTTAATTTAACAACTGAATTTAGTTTCATAATTTTTATTTTACCCATTCGTTAAATGCCATTTCGTATGCTTCTACCACGTTTGTAGCAGAACCATCTTCGATGAATTTTTTAGCCCACTCTTCAACTTCTATTTGTAAGTTATAGGCACTTGCCTCGACTAGAATTTCTAGTATTTGTTGTTTTTCTTCCATTGTTTAATTAGTATAATTCAAAAATTTATTAATATATGAATTTAATGGTGCTGTATTTGTTACTTTTTTATTTGTGCGAGAATAATTATAAGTTTTGCGTTGTTTGAACTCACCACCATTCATTAAATATGTGAAATCATTCCAACTAAGAATATGAATATTACATTCAAACGTAGTTTCTAATAATTCAAGATGTTCACCAACATTACGTTCTATTGGTGAATATGGATGTAATATAAAAATATCACCCCCATGTAACTTATACTTTCTAATATATTTGAAACATTTCGTTGGTAGTTTATCACCAATTGAACCACTGACCCCCTGAGCAATACAATCCATATGAAGATATCCTTCAATTATAAAGTCTATACCATTATGTGAATTATATTTATATGGTATATGCATTGACGATAAATAATGAACAACATCAGTTTCCAATTGTTTACCTCTCTTATGTACTTTGTCTGTAAATTTTACTATTTCCATTGTTTTATGTTTTATGTTGTGTAAAGATACGAAATATATTTTACATATCCTAATATTATGTTAATTATTCTTTTATTATTATAAACTTACAATTTAGTAAATCTGTTATTTCTTGCTGTCTTCGTAAATCTCGTTCCTCTTGTCTACCGTGGTGTTTTTCGTAATATTCAATTACTGTGTTTTTCTCTTTACTGTAACCATCTACCCAATATCCAAGTTCTTTGATGTAAAATTCACCACCGTTTTCTGCGTGTTGTAAATCAGTTATTCCAAGTTCTGTTGCTTTTTGTTCTATAATTGGTATTGAGTTTGAATTATATAATGGATGTATCTGTCCATGTAATTTAGAACGTTGTTCAATCATAGCAATTCGTAATTTCTTCCTTACGGCCGGTCTTTTACTTGGATTGTTATCACCTTTTAATTTTCCATTTAGTTTCATAGTTTTTCTAAACTTCTCAATGGCCTCCTGACTACGCACTTGTACACCTTTTTTACCTTTATTCCATGGCACATAATCTTTTTTAGCATCTCTCATTTTCTGTCTAGTATCTTCCGATGGTGTCCATCCAGTTGTATATGTGTTTCCTATCTTTGATAATGATATCTTTCGTTTTGCTTCATCTGTATGTGTTCTTCCTGTATTAGTACATGACTGACAGTTTGTCTCAATTTGATTTGCTCGTTTCCAATTTTTTTTACGGGTGTAGTTAATCGTTTTTCCGCAACTTGGACAATTTCTCTTCCATTTCTTTGATTCGTTTTTCATAATATATCTCCATCAGATGGGTATTATGTTTCTCTTTATTTTTTTCATACCAACGTTTCCAATCAGCATTATTTGCTGCTTTCTTTTCTTCTTCGGTATGATATTTCTTCTTTCTTCCCATCTATATATAAATATAAAACTTTTATAAAAAACCTTTGTTTAACTGTTATTTAGAAAAAATCCAAATAGGTTCGGAAAACAGCTTGTCTTTTGACTCTTCCGATTCCTTTATTCGTTCCTCACTATATTGTTCAGTATCAGATGCGGTGCCGGCTCCACCGGAATTTGGTCTACGTGCCATGGCCATCCCGATACAACCCTCATATGTTAATCCCTTTGATTTAAGGAAATCATTCATTGGATTACAAATTTCTAACCAACCTCTATCAGTTGACCATTTTGAATTTGTATAAACATCAGCTATATTAATTGCAATAATACCACCTTTTTTAACAGTTGGTATAATCTTTTCAAGTGTTTTATGTAAAAACTCAGCGTTCCAATCATCTATATTCTTGTATCGTACCCAACTTTGTGTATCATCATACGAATACCGTTCTACTGAAAAGTATGGTGGTGATGTAAATACAACGTCAAAATATTCATTCCATTTACTGAAATCGAAATCCTCTGCAGGTGATATATGAAATTCTGCTGTTTTATCGTTCTCAAAGAATCCTAAATGTTTCTCATAGAACTCACTTTGTTTGTGATATATCGGGTGATTTTCTTTACGAGGATCCAAACCAACATAATGTTCGGTTGTACTAGCCGCATAAAAACCAGCTAATCTGTCGCCCCAACCCATCGAAAAGTCCAATACGGTTTTGGCACCCAGCATTTCATAAAATATCTTGGCCACGTTAGGCTTAAATTGTGCACATATATACTTGCGTAATCCAATCATGGTACGTAATTCACTCTTACCTAATTGTGGTAATTTAAGTGAATAAGCCGCTCCCATTAATGAGGTCATAAACTTGTGGCTTTCCCATGTTCTTTGGGGGCCTGGTGAAACTGAACCATCAACCGACCAGCGATTAATTTGTTGGAAATAATTAGATGATGCATTTCCAGTATTTAGTCTACTGAAATACATTGGTTCACCTTTGTATGTATATGGATACCGAGATTCGGCTGCCTTACGTGGAAACCATTCTCCTTCTTTTAATATTGCATTCCAACGCACCTTTTTGAGCCTCATAAAATCTTTGTAAGCATCCTGTTCGGTGATATCCGCATATGGTATGGGATATTCCATCAAGATTTCAGCTAGTATTTCCCTAACCTCTTGTTTCGGATAGGTTTCTTTTATATGAGTCCATTGTTCTTCGTTTATGAAGAAGTAAGGCTGCATATTCTTAAACTGTTCGAAATATTCTGTTATAGGTAGTATCATTTAATATTTAAAAAATTGTTCTGTTTTTATCGTTTGTAATGGATATCTATATACAACACCTGGAATAATCCCATCCGCTTTAGATGTCCAATGAGTTTCTTCAACAAATTTAAATCCATATCGTTCGTAGAATATTCTTGCTCTACTATTGAATGAACGTACTGTTAATAGAATATTCGGAGCACCTTTTGATTTACAATACGTTACAAATTCATCTAATACTTTTTTCGTTGCACCAACTATTTTTCTATCTGATGCTATTTGATGTATTATAAATGCCTTTGGTTTTGCTTTAGTACGTGAATTTCGTGTCACGGGTGTACTATCTGAATATTGGTGAAATGTGATAACAACACCATCTTGTAATATAAGATTACCGTTCTTTATACGTTTAATCAATCTGAATCCCTGTTTGTACATATGTGGAAATATCTCTGGATATAGATTAATAATTGCCATTGAATCCTCAACGACTTTATCCATTTCTTCTCCCTCTTCTTTTATGTGTATGATATTCAACATTACCCAAAGAATTTATTTAGTACCAATGTATTCTTATACTGAAATTTATCAGCTAATCTTTGTTTTAACGTATCCTTTTGTTTTTCTATAATACCAGATATACCAGCTCCTTGAGCAAACCATATCTTTTTTCTATATAATAGTTCATCACTTATCTCACCTTTGAATGCATCCCTTAATAGTGGTTTCATTCTACTATTTTCAGTTTGGTACAAAGGTGGTATGTTTAATGAGTATTCCACAAATGGTCGCCAACTATATGGTGTACGTATTTCAACCGTACCACCGTGCATTATACTTGTATTTTGAGATACGAAATTTCCTTTGTGTACATCACGTATTAATTTCCTACGAGCCTTATCATAATCCTCTTCAGTATATGCCCACCTTGTAATATGTCCATAACTACCCCAAATTTCATCTGATAAATCACCACTAAATACTACCTTAAATCCTTGTTCATCAATAGCTTCACCGAGTTTTCTAGTAGCTAATGCACTACCAACGTTTTGCCATTTGGCCATTTCGGTAACATACAATGTACTATCTATCATACTTTCAATTTCTTCACTTGATAAGTAAACCTCATGTAGTTTAATACCGAATTCCTTAGCGGCTATTCTTGCAAACTCTATATCAGTACCACCATCCGTTGTAACCACAAATGCTTCAATCTGTGGGTATATCTTTGAAAGTAGGTATGTGATTATCACACTGTCTATGCCACCACTTAAAAGTGTACAAATAGGTACGTCAGATATCATCTTAACTCGTACCGCCTCTTCTAAAGATTCTCTAATTTTCTTTACTATGGATTCCCTATCATCGTTTATGATATCAGTTGACAACTCATAATATGTATGTTGTTTGTGTATCTTAGTTTTGTAATTGTATTCGATATATGTTCCAGGTGGCACCGTTTTAACTTGTTTTTCATACAACTCGTTAATTGGCAAACCTTTCTTTTCAGAACAAAATACCAAATTAGAATCACTATTAAGTGCATACCAAAACGGTACTTCACCAATGTAATCCCTAACTAAGAAACATGAATCAATTCGTGTATCTATAATTGCAAATGAAAACATACCGTCTAACTCACGAAATACATCTACACCAAATTGTAAATATCCATTCAGTATAATTTCGGTATCTGAAGTCGTTCTGAATGGTATTGTAATCTTATCTTTTAATTCCTTAGTAAATTCACTTCCCCACAACTCACCATTATATGTTATACAAACCGTATGGTCTATATCCCAAAATGGTTGGTGTGCATCAGTTGATAAATCTTGTATTGATAATCGGTTGTGTCCGAAATAGAATTCATTCACATTATCGTAAGCAGAGTTATCCCTACCACGATGTATTATTTTACGTAAACCATCTTGAATTGTATCTACGTTGTATCCATTACCACCAATTATACCACACATATTATTTTGGTCTTACGGTATCACGTTCGATACATGTACTCATGTGGTCAGCCCAATGAACAATATAAGGAATATTTGTTCGTCTATGTTGTGTTACATTGTAAGATTTCAAATACCGTGAATTTTCGTCCTCATACATACCATCAGCCAATTTGATACCGAAAAATTCAGTTTCGGAATAACTAATACCATACCTATTCAATAATAGAAAAGTACGATCAATTACGGTTATATATGATAACGCTGGATTTGGTACATATAGTTTGCCTTGATTCTTTATATGCCATTCCGATTCATTTGGTAAAAAGTGTATCTTACCAACATCACCAAGTTTACCCAAATCATGGTGTATTGCTGAGAATAATAATTCTTCTTGTGTGAAATTGATTAAACCACCACTGTCTTGGTACATTTTCATCATTTTCATACCGTTCTTAGCAACGTTCATAATGTGGTCAAGATAACCACCATCATAGGCATTATGATAATCAATGTTACCACTTGCGGGTGATATCAAAACATTTACACCTAGTTCCTTTTCAGAATACATGTGTAATAGTTTGTCTAATCTGTCTCCAGAGAATGCTTTTTTAAGGAATTCTATGAAATCTGCATAATTTTCCTGTAATTGTTGTTCTGTGTATTTTACCATTATATTGTTTTATTTGTAAAGATACGAAATTTATCTGTAATAACCTAATTATTTATATAAATTTATTTAACGTATTTTCCGTTTCTGTCGTTTCTGGTAGTGAACCATCAAATCGGTAATGATATGTAAGTGCATCTGCACAAACTATGGTTTTATCCAAAATATCTAATATTTCTTGTGTTGGGTGTGGTCCCTGTAATCGTTCTTTACATAATTTTACGTTATCTTCCATAAGTTCTACACCGTATGTGGTTGAAAGTGCTTGTTCTAATGAACATTTACTACGTTCCATTTTTCGTATTACCACCTCTGATAAGAATTGTCCATCACCACAACTTGGGTCTAAGAATGTTTTTGTTTCATCTGTGAATACCTCTATTGGTAATTTATCTAACATTGTTTGTACCAATGGTGTTGGTGTGAAAACTTCTGCGGTTTCTTTTACTCTAAGTTTATCACGTTCGATACCGCTCATGTAATCGAAATTTCTGGAATGGTTTATGTAATCACATAACATTATATGAATTCCTTCCAAAAGTCTTTTCTGAATAGTGCTATCACTTTACGATTATATTTATCACCAAAACTTTCTCGGAATCCCATAATGTTTTTAATAAAACGTTCATCTTTTAAAGCTTTATAAATATGTGGTAGTTTATCAGTATCATCTAAAATACCCGTACAGTCTTGTGTCATACCAAGTTCACCCACATTGTCAATAAAAACTCCACAGTTTTTTCGTCCAAATATAACTTTTGGTATCCCAAAGTGTCCTTTCTTGTTTGTATTTGAATACCAAGTACATCCTATTTCATCACTTGTATTTACATTCATAATACATGGGTATTTAAAATCAGCGGTTGGTTTATTTAACATTAAGTTTTCATTCTGTGTATGATATGAACAATCATATAAAATATTTACTCTTTCTTCACCATCGTTAGCAACCAACGAAAGTACTTCTTCTATATTACATTTAGGAATAAATGACATTTCTGAAATATCAATATTTACAATCGCTTCATCGATATCAACTATCTGTGTTAAAAAGTTATCATTTTTTGTTTTTCTTAAACAATACCAATCATAATCAGTATATGCTCCAAATGTTTCAAACCCTTTCCTGTAATTGTTTATATTAAGGTATTGCATTTGATACCCCCTCAAAATGTGTTGAATGTTTTTAAAAGTACCACTCACATTTCGCCAACCACCTGGGTGTATTAAACTAATGTAACCATCATCTTTACATACATCAACTGATTTTTTTACAAAGTATGGCCAAATTGCTTTACTTTTTTTATTACCATTCTTTAATTCATGATATGGTGGATTACCTATTATTACATCAAATTTCATATTTTCTGTGTTCTCTTTACTATAAATATCAAATGTTCCGATTAAATCAAGTCCATTGATATATGATAAGTACATAGAATTTTCAGAATATCCAAACACTCTTTTTTTGATATTTTTATCAGAATGTCCAAAAGTTCTTAGTTTTTCTACTACTTGTTTTATAAATTGTCCACCTGCCATTTGTAAATCACAAAAGGTGGTGGTTTTACTTTCCCAAACATTATCTGGTATTTTGGATAACATTGGTGTGATTATTTCATTTATTTCAAATTTTAATCTTGACAACATCTTTTAAATTTTAATCGTTTTATACTATAAATATACGAAAAATAATCGAATTATCCTAATTATTATGTAATAAATTTACCCAATTAATGTTTATTTTTCCTTGAAAAAACAGTTCCTTTATGATGTCATAACTAACACCAAATTCTGAACTAATGATATCTTCCCAAGCTTGTTCTTCAAATACTCTAAAACAATCTTTAATGTTCTTTGCACCTAGTGGTTTTGCCGATTTTAACAGTATATCACTATTCTCATATATAGTCGTAAACATTTCACGTACTCGTTGTTGTTCTTTTAAGTGTACATTTGGTGGGGTACTTAAATTTTTACGTTTCTTATTTGTTTCGGGTTCTTTTGTTTTGCCCATTTTTGCTGATTCGCGTGGTTCATTTCTAACATAATCAATGTTACCATTTGCGAGTGCTGAAATCATTTCTGGTGATAAATTATGAATATCTGTTTTCATTCCCATTACCTTTGAAATCGTTTTTCTTTTCAACGCCTCGGTTATAAATGTATCAACATCAACTTTAATTGAACCATCATCAGTACAAGTGAATATATCAATAGAACCTAGTATTTTTTTCAATTCTGATTGAATATCTACCTCTGTTGATTTTTTTCCTTTTACCAAATTCAACGCGGTTTGGATAATCATTGTATCGAATTTATCATCACGGTTTGAATCAAATGATAATGAATAAATTTTACCCATTTTATCATCAACTGAATCATCTGGAGTTAACGCTCTACTCATTTTTTGAATAGTAGCTCCATTTTGTCCTTTATCATACGCCAAATACAATTCATCTAATTTTGCTACCGAAAATGAACGTTGTCCTATTTTCGATGATAAAATTAATATAGATTTATTTGGATTTTTGTACATCACCTCTTTAACATATTTCTCTGCTTTTTCTTGAGTGGTATGTTTACCATGTAATACCACTATTTCAAATTCAGGTAACGCTTGTTGTGAAATTTGTCCGATAACATCTAACATTTCTCTACGAGTACCATCAGGAAAAAACATCATACTAACTCGTCTGCCCTCAAATGGCGGTATGGTTTGTAAATCAACATTCAATGCTGGTAGATTGTGTTTTCCTTGAAATAATGATTGTAATACTCTGATATACCAACCCTTTGCTTTAATCGGGTGTTTAACGAATTTAGTCCAAGTTGGTAATGTTTTCATGACATCAGGTACTAGTCCTAATTTGATTGACTGATTAACCGATTCGATTAAATCCATTTGATAACACAATACCGATGGATACGAAACATCACGTTTTATATCTTTGTTAAAGTGTGTTAATTTTAGTGGATTTGATTCTGATTTTTTATCTTGTTTTAATAAATTAACTGCGATTGTTTTTTGAACTAACAATTCGAAATAGGTAACTGATAACATATAATCAATATCCCATTCAGATACCGCTCTATCAGCGTTAGTTCCAGTCATTAAAAATAGAATATCATCATCATCAATTGCATCCTTTAATGGTTGAACTTGGTTCTTTCTATGAGCACCAAAATCAGCTTCGTCCACAATTACAAGACGTTGTACCTTTAATCCAAATAGAAAATCAATTCGTGATTGTCGTTTGCTTCCATTACAAAGTGAAAAATAAACAAATATTTTTTGTTTTTTTCGTAATGCCACTGAGATTTGTTCTTGATACGTATCATCATCACAATTAATGTGAACGATGTCTCGAAATTGTTCGAATGATG